GACGGCGGCAAGAAGGAAGAGCAACAGCAGAAGGCTCGCAGTGTTGCTTCGGGTCGCTTTGCGACGACTGCGCCGCCGCCCAGGCTGATCGTCAACAACCGCTGACCTGAGCAGAAAAAGCGAGCCCGCAGGGTGTGTCACCACCGTGCGGGCTCTTTCCATTCCGACTGTTGGAGAGTCCTCATGGACGGTGCGCAGCTTACCCCGGATCGCTTAAAGAACGTCTTGAACTACGACCCGGAAACCGGCGAATTCACCTGGAAGCAGCGATGCGGAAAGCGTGGCGTGCCTGGCAAAGTGGCCGGCACCATCGACTTCAGCGGCTATCGGGTCATCACCATCGGTGGCAAGCGCCACAAGGCGCACCGGCTGGCGTGGTTGTGGGTGCGCGGCGCGTGGCCAGCTGCCGCCATCGATCACATCAATGGCAGGCGGGACGACAACCGAATGGCCAACCTGCGAGAAGCCACGGCCCAACAGAATCAGCACAACCGAGGCCGGCAGACCAACAACAGGAGCGGCTTGATGGGTGTGTCTTGGGACTCGCGCGCTGGGAAGTGGCGCGCGGGGATCCACGCTCAAGGGAAGTCTAGGAACCTGGGCAACTACGGCACCGCGCAGGAGGCGCACGAGGCCTATCTGGTCGCCAAGGCGGCGCTGCACCCGTTCCAGCCGGCCCCGCGGAATGCCTGAGTGGTCAACAGCGTGCCTTGACTGGGCAGACAGGCTGCGGGACGGGCGAAGCCTCATCCCCCCGCCCATCTTCCCCGAGGAAGCAGAACGGGCTCTGGCGGTGTTTCGCGAGCTCCGGCTGGTGGACGTGCCGGGCTCACCGACCATCGGGGAGTGCTGTGCGCCGTGGGTGTTCGATCTGGCAGCATCGATCTTCGGAAGCTACGACTCGCAGAGCGGGCGAAGGCTGATCACAGAGTGGTTTGTCTGCGTGCCGAAGAAGAACGCGAAGTCCAGCATCGCGGCCGGGATCATGATGACTGCCCTGATCCTGAACTGGCGGCAGTCCGCAGAGTTCACGATCCTGGCCCCGACCATCGAGGTCGCCGGCAACAGTTTCGGGCCGTCTCGCGACATGGTGCAGCGGGATGAGGAGCTGGACGCGCTCATGCACGTCCAGACGCACATCAAGACCATCACCCACCGCACCAGCAACGCGACCCTGAAGGTGGTGGCGGCCGACTCGCAGACGGTGTCGGGCAAGAAGTCGGTCGGCACGCTGGTCGATGAGCTGTGGCTGTTCGGCAAGGTCGCCGACGCGGAGAACATGTTCCGCGAGGCCCTGGGTGGACTGGCCAGCCGGCCCGAGGGCTTCGTGGTCTACCTGACCACCCAGTCGGACGAGCCGCCGGCCGGGATCTTCAAGCAGAAGCTGGCCTACGCGCGCGACGTGCGCGACGGCAAGGTCGAGGACCCGGCCTTCGTGCCCGTCATCTTCGAGCACCCGCCGGAGATGGTCGCCAGCAAGGAACACCTGCAGCTGCAGAACCTGCGACTGGTGAACCCGAACTGGGGCTACAGCGTTGACCAGATCTACATCGAGCGCGAGTTCCAGAAGGCGCAGATCGAAGGCGATGACTCGCTGCGTGGCTTCCTGGCCAAACACGGCAACGTCGAGATCGGCCTGTCCTTGCGCTCCGACCGGTGGGCCGGCGCGGACTTCTGGGAGGACGCGAACGGCGCACCCGCTGACCTGGCCGAGCTGCTGGCGCGCTGCGAAGTCGCTGTGGTCGGCATCGACGGCGGCGGCCTGGACGACCTACTGGGCCTGGCGGTGATCGGGCGCGAGACCGGAACAGGCCGCTGGCTTCACTGGGGCCATGCCTGGGCGCACAAGATCGCGCTGAAGCGGCGCATGGACGTGGCGCCGCGGCTGCTGGACTTCCAGCGCGACGGCGACCTGACCATCGTGGACCGGCCAGGCCAGGACATCACCGAGGTGGCGGACATCGTGTGCCAGGTGCGAGACGCCGGCCTGCTGCCCGAGGAGCGCGGCATCGGCGTGGACGCAGCCGGGATCGGAGACATCGTCGACGAGCTTGCCGCGCGCGACTTCGATCCGGAGAAAGACATCGTGGCCGTTGCCCAGGGCTGGCGGCTGAACGGCGCGATCAAGACCACCGAGCGCAAGGTCGCAGGTGGCGAGCTGCTGCACGGTGGCCGGCCGATCATGGCCTGGGCCGTCAGCAACGCGCGGATCGAGGACAAGGGCAACGCCATCTCGGTCACAAAGCAGGCGTCCGGCAAGGCCAAGATCGATCCGCTCATGGCGGTGTTCGACGCGGTCACGCTGATGGCGCTTAACCCGGCCGCAGCGGGCCGGTCATTCTGGGAAACGGAAGCCGCATGAAAGCTTTGGACAAGGTAGCGGCCTTCCTGGGGTTCGAGCGAAAGGCCGATCCGCTGGAGATCTGGGCCGAGATGTTGCGGGTCAGCGTGAAGTCCAAGGCGGGCCAGAAGGTCACGCTCGACAACGCGCTGCGCGTGGCCACGCTTTTCGCGTGCCTGAGAGTGCTGGCCGAGGGCGTGGCGCAGGTCCCGTTCAAGCTGATGCGAGACAGTGACGGCGCGAAGCTGCCCGCGCGCGACCATCAGCTGTACGACCTGCTGACCGCGAAGCCGAACGACTGGCAGACCAGCTTCGAGTTCCGCGAGCAGTTGGTGATCCACGCCGCCATGGGCAACGCCTACGCGTGGAGGAACACGGTGCGAGGCCGCGTCCTGGAGCTGATCCTGCTTGACCCGGGGCGGATGGTGCCGGAGCAGCGCGACGAGTTCGGCCAGCCGAGCTACAAGTACACGCTGCGCGACGGCAAGGTGTTGATGTTCGCGGCCGACCAGATCTGGCACATTCGCGGGCCCAGTTGGAACGGGTACTCCGGTCTGCCCATGCTGCAGATCGCGCGTGAGGCGCTCGGCCTGGCCATGGCGACGGAAGAGTCGCATGCCAAGTTGCACGAAAAGGGCGTGCGACCGTCCGGCACCTACACGGTGGACAGCAACCTGAACCCGACCCAGTACAAGCAGCTGAAGGCATGGATCACGGCCGAGCTCGCCGGCGCGGACAACGTCGGTGTACCGATGATCCTTGACCGGGGCGCGAAGTGGCTATCGGTGGCCATGACCGGCGTCGATGCTCAGCACTTGGAGACACGGCGCTACCAGATTGAGGAGGTCTGCCGCTTCATGCGGGTGTCTCCCATCATGGTCGGCTACAGCGACAAGGCCACCACCTACGCCAGTGCAGAGCAGATGTTCCTGGCGCACGTGGTGCACACCTTGAGCCCCTGGTACGCGCGGATCGAGCAGTCCGCGGACCGCAACCTGCTGACGGACCGCGAACGTGCGCAGGGCCTGTACTTCAACTTCAACGCGAACGGGCTGATGCGCGGCGCGGCGAAGGACCGGGCCGAGTACTACGCCCGGGCACTGGGCTCCGGCGGGCACCCGGGCTGGATGACGCCCGACGAGGTGCGCGCGCTCGAGGACATGAACCCGCGCGGCGGCGCGGCCGACAACCTGCCGCCAGGCACGAGCGCATCAGCCCCCGCCCCCGAACCGCAACCCGCCTAGAGGCGACTATGACGACCAAGACCCTGGACTTTGCCTACGACCTGAAAGCGAACGGCGACACCGGGACGTTCACCGGCTACGGCTCCGTGTTCAACGTGACCGACCGCGGCGGCGACATCGTCGCCCCCGGCGCCTTCACCGAGACACTGGCCGCCGCCAAGACCGCTGGCCGGCTGCCGGCGCTGCTTTGGCAGCACCGCCAGGCCGAGCCCATCGGCGTCTACACCTCGATGGAAGAGGACGCCATCGGCCTGCGGGTGGAAGGAAAGCTGGCCCTGAAGACCGCGCGCGGCGCGGAAGCCTACGAGCTGATGAAGATGGGCGCAATCAGCGGCCTGTCGATCGGCTACCGGGTGCGCGACGACAGCTGGGACCGTGTCACCGGCGTGCGCACCATCAAGAAGGCGGACCTGATCGAGCTGTCGCTCGTCACGCTGCCCATGAATGACGCGGCTCGCGTCGCCTCGGTGAAGGCCATCGAGGAATACGAGACCCTGTCCGACATTGAGCGCCACCTGCGCGATGTCGGCGGTTTCACGCGCACGGAGGCGGTCGCCATCGTCTCGCGCGTTAAGAGCATCGCCGCCGGCCTGGGAGATCAGGGCGGAGGCAAGGGCGGGCCGAGTGATTCGGTGGCCAGCGTTGACCCTGCGCGCCTAGCGCGGGCCATCTCCATTCTGACCCATCGAAAGGAAACACAATGACCGATCCCAACAAGATGATCGAAGACCTGGGCCGCGCCTGGGAGCAGTTCAAGTCCGCCAACGATGACCTGCTGAAAGCGAAAGCTGACGGCAAGGCCGTTGGCGACCTCACCGCCCAAGTGGAGAAGCTGTCCAAGGAACTGGACAAGTTCGCCGACATGAAGGCCGCGCTGGATGACCTGGAGAAGAAGGCCAACCGCCCGCGTACCGAACTCGAAGCGAAGGCCGAGCAGGACCTGGCCGCCGAGGTCAAGAGCTTCAACATCGCTCTGCGCACCGAAGCGCAGGCCAAGGGCAAGCCCTTTGGCGGCGACTTCTCTGTCGAGCAGTACCGCGAGTACAAGTCCGCCTTCTTCAAGGCCGTGGCTCTGGGCACGCCCATCGCCGCCATGAGCGCCGAGGAGCAGAAGGCCCTGTCCGCTGGTTCCGACCCGGACGGCGGCTACCTGCTGCCCGCCTCGACCATGGGCCGCGTGGTGAGCAAGCTGTACGAGCAGTCGATCATGCGGCAGATCGCGTCCGTGCAGGTCATCAGCACGAACGACATCGAGGGCCTGATCGACAACAACGAGGCTGACGCCGGCTGGGTGTCCGAGCTGGGCACCCGCAGCGACAGCAACACGCCGCAGCTGGGCAAGTGGCGCATCGAGGCGTTCGAGATGTACGCGATGCCCAAGGCATCGCAGCGCATCCTCGACGACGCCGCGACCGACGTGGAAGCCTGGCTGGCTGCCAAGATTGCCGACAAGTTCGCCCGCGTCGAAGGCACGGCGTTCTGGCAGGGCACCGGCGCTGGCCAGCCCATGGGCCTGGCGTCCTACAGCACTGCGGCCACGGCCGACTCGTCGCGTGCCTGGGGCGTGTTCGAGCACGTCAAGACCGGCACGAACGGCGCCTTCCACGCCACCACCAAGCTGGACGTGATCCAGGACCTGCAAGGCGCTCTGAAGGACGCGTACCTGCGCAACGCCCAGTGGGTCATGCGTCGCGAAGTGCGCACCGCCGCGCGCAAGCTGAAGGAAGCCACGAACGACCGCTACCTCTGGGAGCCGGGCCTGCAGGTCGGCCAGCCGGAGCGTCTCAACGGCTACCCGGTCCGCATCGACCAGTACATGCCCGCACTGGCCACCGACTCGCTGTCCCTGGCGTTCGGCGACTTCGCCCAGGCGTACCAGATCGTGGACCGCATGGGCATCCGCACCCTGCGCGACCCCTTCACCGCGAAGCCGTACGTGGTGTTCTACAGCACCAAGCGCACCGGCGGCGGCGCCCTGAACTTCGAGGCGATCAAGTTCGCCAAGTTCGCGGCCTGATGGCCAAGCCCCGGGCTGCATGCCCGGGGCACCAGTCAACGAACACCGAAAGGACGAGATCATGAAAGACCTGATGAACAACATCAACGTGAAGCGGGTGCTGTCGCCTGTTTCCGTTGCCGACAACACGGCGCAAGTGGGCCAGGTGATCGACGGGCAGGGGGCTGCCTCGCTGACCTACGTCATCGCCACTGGCTCGCTCGGCGATGCCGGCGCCGAGTTCACCGCGCTGCTGGAAGAGTGCGACACCAGCGGCGGGACCTACACCGCCGTGGCCGACGCCGACCTGCTGGGCACCGAAGCGCTCGCGTCGTTCATCCAGAGCGACGACGACAAGTGCTTCAAGCTGGGCTACATCGGCAAGAAGCGCTACACCCGCCTGACCATCACGCCGACGAACAACGCCACCGCGGCGCTGATCGCTGCCGTGGCGATCCTGCAGCCGGGGCTGCTGCCCGCAGCCAACCCGCCCGCCTGACCCCAGGCGACTGCGTGAAAGGCCCTCCGCGGAGGGCCGTTTGCATAGGTAGCGCACCACCATGGGCATCAAGGTCATCACCCCGCCGACGATCACCAGCGTGATCTCCGACGCCGATCTGCGCACGCATCTGCGCATCATCGCCGGCGAAGAGGAACTGATGGCGGTGTACCGCCTCGCGGCGCACCGCGCGGCTGAGCACTACACGGGCTACGCCATCGGCGCCCAGGTCCTGGAGCTGGCTCTGGACGCCTTCCCGGAGGACGAGATCCAGCTCCCCGGTGGAAAGGTGACCTCGATCACTTCCATCACCTACAAGGACACGGCCGGCGCCAACCAGACCCTGCCCGGCACCGACTACGTGCTGGACGACTACAGCTCCCCGCCGCGCGTCGTGCCAGCCGTCGACGTGACCTGGCCGACTTCGACGCAAGACGTCGCCAACGCTGTGAGGGTGCTGTACGCGGCTGGCGACGTCCCCGATGCGGCCAAGGCTGCCATCCTGTTGGCCACCGCGCACCTGTACCAGAACCGGGAGGCAGTGACCACAGGCGCGATGGTGGAGCTGCCACTGGGGGTGCGCCACCTCCTGGACACCATCCGGGTGTATGGCGCATGAGGATCGGCAAGATGGACCGCCGGCTGCGCATCGAGCAACGCTCGACCAGCCAGGACCCGGTCTACGGTAGCCCGCTGGCTGCATGGACCGAGGTGGCCACCGTGTGGGCGTGGGTGGAAGAGGTGCTGCCCAGCCGCGGCGAGAACATCGCGCAGGGGCTGAACATCGCCACCAGGCCCGCACGGGTGCGAATTCGCTACCGCACTGACGTCACCGCGGCCATGCGCCTGGTCGACGCGGCGCGCGGACGCACCATGCAGATCCTCACGCCGCCTGTCGAGATTGGCCGGCGTGAGGCCCTGGAGATGATGGTGGCGGACTTTTCGACGTCGGGGAACGCCGAATGAGCCGGGAGTTCATGAGCCCCATCGCCGCTGTCCTGTGGCTGCGCAAGCGCCGAATGATTCGCCGCAGGAGATCGCTGTGAGCGGAGAGGTGCGCATCAAGGGACTGTCGGAACTGCATGCGTTCCTGCAGCAGTTGCCCGAGAAGATGGAAAAAAACGTCCTGCGTGGTGCCCTGCGCGCCGGTGCGCGTGTGGTGGCCAGTGAAGTCCAGCAGCGCGCACCGGTGCGCACGGGCCTGCTGCGCGGCGGCGTCAAGGTCAGTACGGGTGGCAGAGGCGGCACCGTGGTCGCCAAGATCAAGGTGACCGGCAAGCATGCCTTTGTCGCGCCGTGGTTGGAGTACGGGGTGGGCGCGCACCAGATCGCGGCGAAGAAGGGCGGCTGGATGGCCTTCGGTGGCGTGTTCGCGAAGTCCGTGCAGCACCCAGGCATCCAGCCCCGGCCGTTCATGCGTCCGGCCCTGGACTCGCGGGCGCAGGCCGCAGTCGTCGCGGCAGCGGAATACACGAAGAAGCGGCTCGCCACCAAGCACGGGCTGGACACCAAGGACGTGGAGATCGAGGCGCAATGACCACCACCTGGCAGATTTCCCCCGAATGGGCTGGCGAGACCGTCGCCGTGCTGGGCTGCGGGCCGAGCCTGACGCGCGAAACAGTCGACGCTGTCCGCGATCATGTTTCGCGCACCATCGTCGTCAACTACGCGCACCGCCTGGCGCCGTGGGCTGACATCCTGGTGGCACTGGACGGCCACTGGCCGGACGAGTACCGGCAGTTCGCCGGCCGGCGCGTGACCGGAATCGAGGACCCTGACCTCGACGCCAGCTACATCGGCCCGCGCTGGGAGACCGTCACGCTGCGACCCGGGCACCAGGTCGAAGTGCACAACTCGGGCCTGGCCGCTGTTCGGCTGGCTGCCGCACTGGGTGCCGGACGCATCCTGCTGATCGGGTTCGAGCCCGAAGAGAACCGCCGCTGGTATGACGACGAAGTGGACACCGGCGACCGGCCGGCGGACGACCCCTACACGGGCGTGGCCCAGGGCCTGGTGCAGATCACCAAGCAGCTGGCCGAGCAGGGCGTGACGGTGGAGCGCTGGGAGACGCCCAGCAACCCGCCGGCGGTGGCCCCGAAGAAGGGCGGCCGTGGCTGATGCAGTCGGGGTAGTACGGACGTTGCTGGCGGCTCACGGCGCGCTCACGGCGGTCGTGCCGGCGACGTGCATCTTCGCAGGGGTGATTCCGCAGGGGGCCGCCGCTCCGGCGATCTCCGTCATGCACGTGTCGACCGGACGTCCGCAGATGGTGGGCGCGGGCAGCGGCTTGGCGCAGTCGCGAATTCAGGTCACGGTGCACGCCACCACGTACCCGGTGCTGCGTCAGGCACTCGACCTGGTGCGCGCCGCGGTCCCGCGCCGCCCCGGGACGGTGGGCGCGGTCGCGGTGGTGCACGTGCTGCCGGACACCGAGGGCCCCGACTTCACCGATGCCAACGCCAAGTTGTACATCGGCTCGCAAGACTTCGCCGTCACCTTCGTCGACGGCTGACCGATCTCTGGCATTCCGCTTTCACCGGGCGGCGGATGCTTTCACGAGTGTTCGAGCCCGGCACCCCCTACCTGAAAGGAAAGCAACATGGCAGAAGGTACCGTTCTCCAAACGATGGCGGGTGCGGTGGTCGCAATCAGCGCCTCCCTCCCGGCCACCTATGACGCCGCTGGCTACGGCGCCACCGGCATCACCTACACGGCCATCGGGCAGGTCGAAGACCACGGCACGCACGGCGTCACCGCCAACGTGCCCACGTTCACGGCGGTGGCTGACGGCGTGGTGCAGAAGTTCAAGGGCTCCAAGAACTACGGCACCAAGACCCTCGTGCTGGGCAACCTGCCCAGCGACGCCGGGCAGGACATCGTCGAGACCGCCGTCGAGTCGCAGAACCGCTACTCGGTGAAGATCACGTACCCCACCCGGACGGGCGAGTCGACCGCTGAGATCCAGTATCTGGACGTGCTGGTCACGAAGCGCGAGTACCAGGACGGTGCGGCCGACGCGATCCGCAAGCTGTCCGTCACCTTCGAGGTGTGCCGCAAGCCCGTGGTCGTCGCCGCCACCTGATCCACCGGGCGCAAGCCCGCCCTGAGCACCGACCCCGGCTGCTGTCTCCCTTTCGCGGGGAGCGGTGGCTGGGGCACGGGCATTTCTCCACCCGCGAAAGGAAAGTTCATGGACCAAGTGTTCAACCTGGCCGACTTCGAGTCGGCCGAGACCGCCACCCTCGAGGTGCTCGGCCCGACTGGCGAGCCGCTGATGTTCAACGGCCATTCCGTGCGCATCGAGCTGTACGGCCCCGGCAGCCAGCAGGGCGTCGAGGCGCAGGCCAAGATGGAGCAGGCCGCGCAGTCGATCGCCATGCAGGCCGCTGTCGCCGCCGGCAAGGGCAAGCCGGCCAAGGACACGGCCGATGAGATGCGCGAGCTGCAGCTGAAGAAGCTCGCTGCGGTCACCAAGACGCTCATCAACTTTCCGGTGCCGGGCGGCCCGCTCGCGCTCTACTCGAACACGAAGCTGGGCTACATCACCCGCCAGGTGGAGCGCTTCCAGGCTGACTGGGCAAATTTTCCCGTGGGCTCTTCGCGGAACTGAGCCTGCACGTGCGGCAGCTGGCCTGGCTGAATGCCGCACCCCACCGCGAAGGTGACAAGTCCAGGCCCGTGGCGCGATTGCAGCGCATGCGTACCGATCGCGCAGACCCACGGTACATGCCCGAGATGCCCGACCCCGGCAGCGCGGCCTATCTGCTGGCGTACCTGTTCGAGGTGGGACCAGCCAGCAGTGCCGGCATGGGCCAGACACCGATCACGCACCAAGAGCTCGCAGCCTGGCGCGATCTGACCGGCACCCCGCTTCAGCCCTGGGAGGCGCGGTTCCTGCGCGCCCTGTCGCGCGAGTACGTCGCCGAAGCAGCCGCTGCAGAGGACCCGATGCGGTCGCCGCCCTGGAGCACCCAACCGTCGACCGAGCAGCTGCACGTGGTTGCCCGGTCGTTGAGAGACGAGATCGCCGCCATGGCGGCTGACTGAAAGACACCGAAGGCAACCGCATGCTGGCTGGTCAACTCGAACTGCAGCTCTACGCCAACGTCGCCCGCCTCATCGAGGACATGGCGAAGATGGAGTCGGCTGTCAGCGGCAGCCTGGGCCGCCTGGAAAAAGGCGCCCAGGTCGCCATGAACGCCCTCAGTGCGCTCGGCGTGGGCCTGAGCGCGGCCGCCTTTGCCGGCATGGTCAAGGGCGCGTTGGACGCCGCCGACGCGCTGAACAAGCTGCAGCAGCGCACCGGCGTGGCCACCGAGTTCCTGAGCCAGTTGCAGTACGCCGCCAAGCTGGCCGACGTGTCCAACGAGTCGCTGGCCACGTCGATGCGCAAGCTGAACGTCTCCATCGCGCAGGGCCTGGCCGGCGACAAGGAAAAGATCGCGGTGTTCCGGCAGCTTGGCGTGACCACAGCCGATCTGGGACAAGGTACCGAGGCCGTCATGATGAAGATGGCTGACGCGTTCGCCAAGGCCGGCGACGGGGCGGGCAAACAAGCTATCTCGCTTGCCTTGATGGGCAAGGCCGGCGACGACATGATCCCGCTGCTCAACGGCGGCAGCGCCGCAATCCGCGACCTGATGACCGAGGCCGATCGCCTCGGGCTCACTATCGGTCAGGACTTCGCCAAGAAGGCCGAAGAGTTCAACGACAGCATCACGCGTGTCCAAGCCAGCAGCGGCAAGCTGGCCATCATCCTGGCGGGCGAACTGGTGGAAGCCACCGGCAAGGCCATGAAAGCCTTCGCCGACGCGTCTGTCGAAGGTGGACGCCTGCACGGCGTGATCGTTGGCTTGAACACGCTCTTCTATGGTGACGACCGTCACCAGGCGAACGTCAAGATCGTCGACGTCACCGACCAGATCATCGGCACGATGAACGCGTTGGACCGCGCGCGGGTTCGCGCGGCGGAGGCGCGTGACGTGGATCGGCCGAAGGCGGAAGCGGAAGTCACCCGCCTGCAGAAGCGGCTTGCCTTCCTGCAGGAAGAAGTGCGCATGCACCAGCGCCAAGCGGAGTCGCTCGACAAGGAGAAGGCGGCCGCAGAAGCCGCCGCAGTCGCGCTGGAGAAGATCAGGCAGGGCAACCAGCTAAAGGTGCCGGGCAGTCCGGCCGCCGCAAACAAAGACCTGGAAGAGCAGGCCCGCCTTCTGGCCGAACTCTCCGGCCTCTCGGGGAACTTCGCCAAGGACTGGGACAAGCTCAACGTGCTGTACGCGCGCGGCGCCATCAACATCGACCAGCTCACCGCAGCGCAGGCGAAGCTGCTGGCACAGCAGCCGTTCTTCAAGGAGAACCAGAAGCAGATCGACGAGGACTCGAAGCGCATGCTGGAGCGCTGGAAGGATGAGGCAAGAGCTGTCGACGATCTGTTCGCTTCCCGCGACAAGCTGTTCCAGCAGGACATCGCCGCCGAGAAGAAGGCCGACGACCTGCTCAAGAGCATCCAGCTCGAAGCCGACGCGCTGACGATGACCAATGCGCAGCGCGAGGTCGCCATTGCCCTGCGCCAGCTCGAAGCCACCGAACTGGACAAGAGCAAGCAGAAGTACAAGGACCTGGCCGTCGCCATCACCCTTGCAGTGGAGCAGCGCGAAGCCACGCGCGAGTCGATCGAGATGTGGCGCAGCATCGACCGCACCGCGCACGACGTGTTCGTGAACATCTTCGAGGACGGCGCCGGCACCTTCAAACGGCTGGGCCAGACGCTGAAAGCCTCGTTGCTCGATCTGCTCTACCAGATGACCGTCAAGCGGTGGGTCATCAGCATCGGGGCAAGCATCGGGCTGCCGGGAGCAGCGTCGGCCGCCAGTGCGCTTGGCGGCGGCTCCAGCATGCTGGGCACGATCGGCAACCTGAGCAGCCTGGCGAACTTTGCCGGCTTCGGCTCCGGCAGCAGCGTGTTCACGCAGTTCGCCACCAGCGGCATTGGTGAGGCGCTTGGGTTGTCGACGACGGTGGACGCCATCGGCGGCATCGGCACGGCCAGCACGGCTATGACCGGCGCCGGCAGCATGCTCGCCGCCGCCGGCCCGTGGGTGGCCGCGGCGCTGGCCATCGCTGCCCTCGCCAAGAACTTCAAGGGCGAGACGCGCAGCGGCGGACAGTACAACTTTGGCGACTTGATCAGCGGCCCGAGTGGAGGTGAGATCGGCGTGGGCAGCCAGTCGGCGGGCTCGGCTGCGTCGGCAACGGCCGCGATGATCAACGCCACCCTGGCGGCCATCGGCTCCAGCTCGCGGCTGTCGAACTTCATGACCGGGCTGGAGACGAGCGAGAAGGGGAAAGGTTTCGCGTACGCCGGCGGCACGCTCTCTACTGGTGGCGCCTTCGGCCAGGGCTGGGGCGCCGCCTTCTCGCAGGACGGCTGGAACAACCGCCGCGGCAACATGACCGCTGAGCAGGCCGTGGCCGCCTTCTCCGAGGAGTTGAAGCAGGCGACCCTGCAGGCGATCCAGGCCGCGACGGACGTGCCCGAGGCCATCGCCAAGCTCGTGCGCGACAAGGACTTCGACAGCATGGCAGCCGCCGAGCTGGACACCACGCTGGCCAGCGTGCAGGCGGTGATCAACGGCGTCGACCAGTTCCGCGCGGCAGTGCAGCTGTTGCCCTTCGCGCACCTGCGTGACCTCACGTTCGATCTGGCGTCCGCCCTGGGCGACCTGTCGGGCGGCATGGACAAGTTCCTGGCCAACCTGTCCACCTACTACGCCAACTTCTTCAGCGAGACCGAGCAGCGCCAGCAGCTGGCGCGCAACATCAGCGCCGTGCTGCGCGCAGCCGGCGCCGATTTCAGTGAGCAGCAGATCCTCGGATCTTCGCGCGCGCAGTTCCGGCAGGTCGTGGAGGCGTTCCAAGGGCGCACCGACCCCGCCGGCCAGGCGCTGTACGCCGCACTGCTGCAGGTGGCCGGCGCCTTCGCCGAGCTGTACCCGGTGGTGGACGAGACCACCACGGCGGTCGAGGACGCCGTCCAGGCCATCACCGACCTGGTCGGTCCCGCTCTGACCGCCCTGGAGCGCGTCGCCGCGATGGAGCGTCAGGCCATCGACGCCCGCCGCCAGGCCGCGCAGGAGCAGGTTGATGCGCTGGCCGCACTGGTCAGCGTCACCGATGCGGCGACCCGCCAGCTCTACGGCCAGGTCGATGCCACGCGCGCGCTATTCGCCGCGCGCGGGCGCGCTCAAGTGGCGCAGATGCTGGCGACGGCGCGCACCACCGGCTACATGCCTGCCGCGGGCGATCTCGACCGTGCTGTGCAGGCTGCCACGGCCGGCATCGGACGACCTGGTCAGAGTCGACTCGATGCGGACTTCGAGCGGCTGGTGCTCGCCGGCCAGCTGGCTGCGCTGGAGGCCATCGGCAAGCCGCAGCTGAGCGAGGCTGAACAGGCCGTGCGCTTGGCCCAGCAGCAGCTCGAAGCGCTGGACCAGCAGGTGGAGTACTGGCGCCAGGCGATCGCCATCGCGGAGGGCCAGCTGGACGCCACGCTCACATGGGGCGGCGCGCTGCAGCAGATGGCGGCGGCCTTCGCGGTGCAGTTCGGCCGCGCGCCCGGGGCGGCGCCGGCTTCGGCCGGCGGCACCGGTGGCGGTGCGTCGTTCGGCGGGTCCTCGGGGGCGGGTGGTCGCATGCTGGTCACCAGCCAGGGCATCCCCATCGACCTGGCCGCCTACGCCATGGCGAACCTGGACGACCCCGCGGGCATCGCGGCCTACACGCGCCGGTATGGCGGCACCATGGCCGACCTGGCGGCCGCTGTGGGCAAGCCGCTGGCGGACGTGGAGACCTGGTTCGCTCTGCAGGGCGTGCCTAGTTTCCGGATCGGCACGCCCTACGTGGCGGCGGACCAGCTGGCGTACCTCCACCAAGGCGAGCGCGTGCTGACGCGAGCGGAAAACCAGGCACAGGCCCTGGGCACCCGCGACGCGGAAGTGCTGGCCGAGCTGCGCGACATGAACCAGCGGCTGTGGCGCCTGGAGAAGCAGGCACTGCGCACGGCCAACGCAGTCAATGGCCTGGGCGAGGCGCCTATGGTGGTGGAGACGACATGAGCAGCACCCCTTACGTCCTGGTGCCCACGCTGCCTGAGGATGCGGATGTCACCGCGCCGGTCACGGAGGACAGCTCCACCGCGTGGGCGGCGGGCGCCTACGCGATCGGCGACATCCGGCATCGTGCCAGCACGCACCGGAAGTACCGCCGCCTCACCAATGGCACCGACGGCGCCAGCGACTACCCGGAGGACAACCCCACCGCCTGGCAGGACTACGCGCCCACGGACCGGTGGGCGCCGTTCGACTACTACGTCTCCACGGCCAACGCGCAGACCAGCGACATCACGTACACCATCGCGGTCGGCTTCATCAACGCCGTGGCGCTGTACGGGCTGCAGGGCACGAGCTGCACCGTCACCTACAAGGACGCGCCTGGCGGCACGGTGCTGCACACCGAGACGTTTGCCATCGATGACCGGCCGGTGGGCTGGTATGAGTGGTTCTTCGGTGCCTGGACCAGCACCACCAAGCGCGTCATCACCGATCTGCCGATCAGCCCGACCGGGGAGCTGACCGTCACTGTCACGGCCGGCGGCTCCGACACGCGAGCCATCGGCGTCATCGCCTACGGCGACCTGACGCCCCTGGTCACCACCGAGGGCACCGGCACCATCGCGGGTGCCCGCGCGAAGCTGGTGGACTACTCCTACATCAACCGCAACGACGACGGCTCGCTGGAGATCGTGCGACGCCGCTCCGCGCGCGACATGCAGATCGAGGTGACCGTTGCGCCCGAGGAGTTCAACAGCGCCTTCGACACCATCGAGCGCGTACTCGCGGTGCCGGCGTGCTGGTTTGGCTCGCTGGAGTCGGGCTACGAATCGCTCAACGTCTTCGGCCTGGGCAACGCGGAGATGGAGTTCCGCGGTGTCTCTCACGCCGTCATTCCCATCACCGTTCAAGGACTCATCTGATGGCCGTCACATCCCCGCCCAGCCTGACCGCGCCGCCAACGGCGCCTGACCCGAACGACCGCGCGACGTTCAGCAGCCGGGCCTATGCGCTCGTGTCGTGGCTGTCCACCATGGTCACGCAGATGACCAGCGCGCTG